ATATTCGTAAAAAATGTACGCTTAATCTACGAAATTCGTATTACATCTTAAACCGTGACCTGACATTAGGCTTTTTATAATTCTTCTTTATATCTGGCTTGACCGTCGCGACCGTCCCCTCAGTTTGCAAAGTATAACGGGACATACTTCTTTTGCTCAAGAAAGACTGAAGGCAAAGAACCATCGACATAAACCGATCGCCGTGACCTCTATTGCCGTGTGAAGGGATGAAAAAATCTTCTTTCCCGAATTTATTAAAGTACCTTTCAACGCTCAAGAAATCCTCCCAGACTTCATTGCTGTTAGGTATCTTAATTGAAACGGGTTCCCTCCGGATAAAAGAAACTAAGTCGCTAATCCATCTGGGCCGAGTTACTGCCGTGATCTTTATTGCCTCGCAGAAACTAAAGCGCTTCTCTAAATTTTCCGCAATCATAGCGCCTACATTTGTCCCGTCAATCATACAGTGCCGAGGTTTCCATCTTTGCAGGACTTCCGCTATTTTCTTTTCTTGCACAGAAAACTCGACCTTGCTCATTATCTCAACGTATCGAGTGACAATCATTGGTTGGGCGCTTGTGCTCATGTCTTCACAAATCCAAATACAAGTTAAGTCTCTATTTCTTCCGATGTCGATGCCTGCAAAGTATTTCTTCCCCGCTTGTGGTCTGGTGAAAAGTTCCGCTTGAGGGAACATTATTTTAGCCATGTCGGCTTCTCTTACTGCTTGGGTCGCGTCGGCATCTGCGGGAATGCATTGGTTTTCCTGTAAAAACATTTCTTCACTCGATGCCTGAGCGCGTTCAGTCTCAAAGAATTCCTCGTTAGTCTTGTAAGTCTTGTTGCCAACTAGCAAGGCCCGTGAGTTAAGACGGTGTAAATAGCCATCGTTCAAGGCATCCATTAAAGTTATTGTCATTACCTTAGCGTCTGGAATCTCGCCCTTTTTAATCTTCTCAATAAGCTTGTAGAAATAGTTTACTTTTGATCTGTGAGTACTGAAGAAAGTTAAGCGACCGCCCCAACGCGTAGCGGGTAAAGCAATATCAAAAAGCTGCTGAAAGTCTTTGTGAAGTGCGGCTTCATCAATATAGATGTCCCCCCGCTTTCCGGCTATAGCATCAATACTTGAACTCAATACGTAAATATTACAGCCGTTAGGGAATGAAATCCTCATAGCCTGAACGCCTTTAAAATCTATTATGTCCTGCTTGAATTCCTTTTTATGATTCTTGGCTGCGTTCATAAACATAAGCCAGTTTAAGACATCGAGCAAAAAAAGCTTTGCGGAAAATTCATCCCGTGAAATCCAGTAAGTGTTGAAAGGCTCTTTATGGGTAAATATCTTTCTTAGAATCTTATAGGCTGAAATCCAAGTAAATCCAAGCTGCCGACCTTTCTCGACTCCAAGAATTTTAGATTGATCAAAGACATATCTTAATTGACATGGCAATAACTGGAATATCATTTTCTTGTCAATGGCTTCGATTGACTGTGGTTCTAATTCATTGAGCATCTGTAGCACCATTGCCGACAGGCTTATCATGGCAATGTACAGGAATACCTTTAGCGAAAAGATCATTGCGGTAATGGTCGCGCAGTTCCTCAATTGACGATGGATGAACGCCGGAAAGTTGAGCGTCTAAGGTATCTATTAAACTTGTTTCGTCCTGCTCCGCCTCGCGCCTTTCTCTCTCCTGAATCTCATCTAGTCGCTGATTAATACTAATTACATCGGCCCTCGCTTTTGATCGTTCGCTTGGATATTCCGACGCTTCAGCATCATGTAAGGCTCGCGATAACATACGGGAATACATTTCAACTTCGCTTAAATCTCCGGCATCGAATAAAGCTGAACTCGACTCCTTGTGAATCTCTTGCGCCATCTTTGCGCGTTCGTATGGAGTAGTTAAATTGTACTCTGCGACAACTGCGGAGTATTGTTTTTCAGCCGCTTTACTACTCGCATTGAAAACACCGCAATACTCTTTTAAGCATCGGCCTTTAGTTTCTGCCAATTCAATACAGACGCGCATAAATTCTTTTTTGATTCTCTTGGCATCATAAGCGTCATCTTCTTTACTCTTAATTCTCTGCCATTCGATAATGGCGGCCTTATCTCCCTTTTGCATCAGTTTCATAAACTGAGTTCTGCCGAAATCATTGGCGTATTGTTTCGCCTCGGCAACTCCGGCGGCAAAGTCTGGGTCTTTTAAGAACCCATAGTAATCGTCAAGGCTGCAAGAATTCTTCTTAATAGCATCTGAAATATTGAAGGCGTTTGTTTTCAGTGCCGTGATTATATCTTTTTGTTGTTTTGTCATCTGGCTGATTCTCGGTTATAATATCGCCTTATTAAATAGCTCCGACATAATGAAACTATAGTAAAGTATACGCCAATCTTTAAATTTTGGCTAATCGTTGCTGATACCCCGACAAGAGGGAATACAATCACCTGACTTAATACAGCTATAAAATAACCGATTAAAGTATTGGCGACTGATTCCCTCAATGAATGGAGTTTACTTTGCAAAGCCTGTCTCGAATACTGCTTCTGGGGCGATGTCTTTTAATTTACAGTAGCGCTTTACAATTACATCGCAGTACTTCGGGTCAAGCTCCATCATCCGGCATTGGCGCTTGGATTGTTCAGCCGCGATTAGAGTCGAGCCGGAGCCGCCGAATAAGTCTAAGACTATATGATCTTTTTTAGAACTATTGCATATTGCATACGCAACCAACTCCACAGGCTTGGGTGTTGTATGCCCATCTACTCTCTCTTTACCAAACTCCCACACTGTCGTCTGCTTTCTATCTGAGTGCCACTGATGCGTTCCATTACTAAACCATCCATAAAGACAAGGCTCGTGCTGCGAATGATAATCACTTTGAGATAAAACTAAAGCGGGCTTTACCCAAATCATCATGGATGAAAAGTGACAGTGTACTCTAAATACTTCGTGGAATATATCCGCACACTTATCACTGTGAAAGCAATAAACAGACGCACCCTCTTGGCTGAAATTCTCGTAATTTACGAAAGCTTTTGAAAGTAAATCAAACAACCCTCCTCTTGAATCGTTATTTATACCATTATAATCAACCCCATACGGCGGATCAGTAAAAACCATGTCGGCCAACTCATCCCCCATTAACCGCTTGACATCATCCTCACTAGTAGAATCGCCACACATTAAACGATGGCTTCCAAGTTGGTAAATTCTCCCAAGCTCGGTCTTTGGTTCTTCTGGTGGCTCGCCATCAAAGTCATCTTCTTCAATCTCCGGCTCATCTTCTCCGAGCTCCATATCTAAATCGGATAACTCAAAGCCCCAATCTGTCAGTTCGTCAACCTCGAAATAATTGGAAAGAGCTTCAAAATCCCAAGCGCCGCTATTCTTATTCAATCGGATATTTAACTCGCGCTCCTGCTCTAAAGTCAAAGACAATTCAACACAAGGAACCGTTTCCATTCCAAGTTCTTCTTTAGCAACTCGCGTCCTCATATGCCCGCCGATGATAATATTCTTTCGGTCGTCGTGAGTGTTTATGATTACAGGATCAACAAAACCAAACCGCTTTAAACTGGCCGCGATCTGGTCACTTTGGTCGGAGGATAATTTACGCGGGTTATATTCTGCCGGAATCAAGTCCGCTATATTTCTTTCTACTATTTCCATAAACGTTGCACCGTTTTTATTATTGTTAAGACAATTCTACTATAGTGCAAAAATGTAAAAAGGAAAGGAGGGCCCCCACCCCCGAAAAAACGTGTCGAATTTCTTGGCCCCCCTAGTATATCTGTTTTTATTTTAAAAAGGAGGAAATTTCAGCCGCCTTATCCCGCCGCCTCTTGATCTCCATCCCCTTAAAATCCTCTTTTGTTAGAGATTTGGCCCCAATATCATCAACAGATATAAACGGATTAGGCTTTATGTACATCTTATCAGTTATTGACCTGAGTATATTTAGTAATTTATGCAGACTACAATCATATAACTCCCTAGCGATACCACCACATGGCTTGATATGCTCGATCCTGTTATCAATAATAAAAGAAGTCACATATCTCTCAATATCATAGGCTCTTATAGGTGATGATATAAATGATACTAATGTCATATAAAGGCCATAGTCCTTAGATTTTGATGCAACATAACTAAATGGATCATATGTTGTAACACCTACCTTAAAGCAATTAAGCTCATCACACCTAAGTATATATAAGAATCCCTTATGATCATCACTGGCAACACCCATGCCTATCAATGTAGTATCAACCTTAGCAAGCTTGCGGAGTCGATTTCTGTGGCACTCTTTATATATTTTATATTCTTCTACCGTTCGTCCATCTCGGCACCTTATGCAATACTTACTATATCTACTAGCATGCTTTGCGCCTTTACCCATATCCTCAAAATATCCAACGTCTTTTGTCTCTTTGCATTTCCTGCAAAATCTGGTATTTTTGAAAGCCGCCTTGATGGATATCAATCTTTCCTTGTATAGCCTCTTGTGTATATCTGCCATAACATGATGTGGATTCCTACACCTTGGCTTTGATTCTAAATCTCCATTATTCCACAGGCGTGAGTCTAATGCTAAACAAACTTTACATTGAGATTTATAACCATTAGTACCTTTCTTGTGCAGACTATACATACCCCATAGCTTATACTCCTTGCAGGACATACACAATCTCCCCAGATCATCATAATTCTTCATTTCTCTTTCTCCTTTATTCCTTAACATTCTTGTAATCCCCCTCTTTTACCCCTGTTCCCTTAATCCCCCTAACCCCCTTAATAGGTTTGCCCCTAATATCCCCCTTGTCAAGCCCCTATATTCTGAACATCTAACTTAATCAAAGAATCTAAGCACTCACAAAACCCGTCGTGATCGCACTGGCTCTCTACATCAAAAACTAACCTCTTGCCACCTGAAAGCGCCATCTCCCAAGAACCCGTCTTTTCACAATACCCAAGGCTTTCAATAGTCCGGCCTTCAA